TTGCCACGCTTTTGAAAGGAAAGTAATGGTTTCATAAACTCACTACGCATTGCTTTAGAACGCATATACTGAACACTACGTGTCACCACTAATGCACGTTGGTTTTGGTTCAAATTATCCCAATCGCCAACCAATCTACGCATTGACTTCAACATGCTATCTTGAATATTTAATTGTCGTTGAAATCTAAGTAACATTTTTTGTTCATATCCAGAATCAGTTTTATTATTGCCAATATGAGTTAGATATTGTACCAACTCTGCTTTTTTTAGTGATAATCTTTTCTTAGCGATTACATCTTTTTCATTACTATTATCTTGATCTTTGCCTATTAACCGATTTAAAGAAATATATAAATCCGTTCCACTTGTTCTGAATGTATCAAAATTTCTAAACGATGCTGTACGCTTCGCATATTCACTTGCTAATGGCGCATAATCATAATCTTTATTAAAAATATTTAATAACATTAAATACATGAATGAAACTTCTGCAGCATCATCTAAATTGACCTCACTTGCCACCTTTTTATTTCTAAACAATCGACTTTCAGTTAGTTCGTGTACTAATTGCAAACTCATATCATTGTTATCATCAATATCGTGGCCGCCATATATGTTTGCCCATTGACTGGCCGTATATTTTTTATTACTCATCTTTCATCTCCCGAAATCGGTCTGCAAGTTCGATAATTTTATCACTTGCATATGTTTTACAGCATCTAGGCACAATTGAATGAATAATAATCGCAAATACAGCAATTTGAAGTTTAAGAGCAATACTAATCGCAAATTTTGCGTGTTGTAATGGTCCCATATTTGCTTCTTTTAAGTGTGCTTTACATTCTTTACTAAACATACTATTCCCTAATTACTTTGCGAAGTTCGCGGCGCTAAATTCTAATCTATCAACAATTTTCATAGCGCGACCAACATGATCCACAATAACAAATCCCTCAGGATCAGTTACCTTAAATGAACCATCTGGCTGTGCAATAAAACTATCAATCGCTTTAATATCTCGCATCTTACGCTGAAACATCATTTTTACTGCTTCAGTTTTCAAATACGCTCGGTACATATTGGCAATATGGATTGCATTCTCTTCGATAAACTCAACAACTTGATTCTTTTTATCTAATTTTGCTAGTCCTGCTTTGCCTTCTGGTCCAGTTTTTAATTTAGATATATCAGTATCAAACTTATCTTTTAATTTATTAATAAAATCTACTACAAATTTATCAACATCTTGCTCTAACGCATTGCCTGAACGAATGGGAGTGTTTGCGTGTGCCTTGAGTGCAGCGACTATATCTATTCCACCAATAGTATTATTAATTTTATTAAATAGTTCTGGACTAGGAATAGACAAACTTGAAAGTTCATTAATTCCAGTTTTAATTGCACTAATCTCACTCTTACTAAGATTTACTTGTCCAGATACATCTTTAATACGTGCATCTGTGTACCAAACTTTAGATGATTTATTTAAGTTACTTGCGTCATAACCAAATCTAGCACTCATATCTGACAATGTATCACCCGTATAGTTAGTATGAAATACTACACCAAGTTCGGATGATAACATTTCACGTGCGGTATCACTATCCACAGGAACAACATATGTTATAGTATTAGGCTTAAATGCTATATACTTTTTGCCTTCAATCTTTACTTCTTTTAGATCATCACGTGTAAAAAGAAGATCACCTTGAACTACATCAGAAATACCCAGGGTTTTAAGATGTTCAAGGGACGCATATAGTTTATCACGTAATCCTTTTTTGCTTACTGTTTCACCATTCTTAATAGCATCAGGATGATTTTTTTCAATATCGGCAGGCTTCTTATTCAACTTGGGAGATTTTGCAAATACACCTTTAGTTCCAACAAAAAACTCACCATCTTCTGGATCAACACCGGCAAATATTGCAGGCGCACCATCCCATTTTGTTGTAATTGCATCACCGCCACCTTCTCCATCCAATGTGGATAGTAATTTGGAATACGTACTAACTACACGATTTAATCCATCTTGTCCATACATAAAGATTAATTCCTCAGCATGATCCAAATGTGTATTTTTTGCTTCACTCAAATCGTTGTCAAGTAAGGTTTTCATACGATTATGAAGTCCTACTTGTTTTAAGCGTGGTTTGCGTGGACCTCTAAATCTACGTTCAATACCTTGATTTAAAATTATATCAGATATTTTCATTTTTTATCTCCGAATGGATTTTCGCCAGTTAGTTGCGGTCTTGAAAACCATAATTTAAACCACTCAGGGGTACCAGGCTCGATATTATTCTTACGTTGATACTCACCTTTTTCTTGTCCGGTGTAGGAGATATTTTCCTGATGCTGAGACACATCATAAGGTTTATAAATGCCTGCCAGTACTTTTAGTTGATTCAATTGTTGTTCATAATTCATTACTTATCTACACTATTCATGCCACGGCGAAATTTCCGAGGGTCTTTGGTACGAATACTGTTAACTAAACGCTTTTGCAAATCATTGGCAGTATCTTCATCAAAAGTATTTTCAATGAATTCAATTAAGTGTATCGCACCTGCAATAATATGTTCGCCTTTCTGCTCGACTAAACGTTTATTATCGTTATCATATGATATACTGTTTAATTCTTCAAATAGACTTTTACGTTTCATAACAATTCTCCGTTAAGTGTATTTATCAAGTTTCGTCAAAAGCTGATCTACTTTTAGTTTTAAGCATCGCTCTGAGTGAACTTGCAGCCTGTGTTTTTTCAAAAACAGGAGTGTCATCATCGTCTGATTTATTCAGTGTTGTTTTCTTTCTGAGTTGATCAACAACACTGCTGGTAGCGCCACCACTTGGCATGCCCGCACCAGTGCTATCTTGGTCTGGATTATCTGATATGCGTAAACTATCTCTATCAAATAATAAACTTACTTTACTACCTACACCGGAAGATGACCGTGTTTTTAGTAGTTGTAATTGATATTGCCCACTTTCACGCATAGCATTAGATGTAAAAATACCAATTACGTTATCAGCAGTTTGAATTTTACTAATACCGCCAGCAATATGAGAATGGTCAAATTCAATTTCTTCAACTGCACTACGATTTAACTGTGATGCAGTCACCGTAACAGTTTGTGTTTCCATAGAAAAGTTACGCATTTCTTCTGTAACATATTTGTCTTTGGTAAATGTGTCACCTGCTTGTACTTTTTTAGTTGCTGGCATTAACAAATCTAGGTAGTCAATGCACATACAATCGACTGTTTTGCCAGTTTGTATCTGAAGTTCTTTCAAGTAAGACCGTAAATCATTGATTGTTGAACCACTCGGAAGATACTTTATACGTAGCATACCGGACTGTTTGCCTTTCGCTTTTACTTGTAGTTCAACATCATCTAAGTCTTTGAAAATGCGCCTAGTACTGCGGTCCGTCTGCATTGCATACATACGCATACTTGAAAGTTCCTCGGATAACTCCAATGTGAAGTAGACACAATTCAACCCAGCCTCCGCCCAATTCAGGCTCATATTTTGCATAAAAAGGGATTTACCTGCTCCGGAGCCTCCTGCAAAAATCGTAATCTCCCCACGATTAATGCCACCATATAACTTATCATCAAGAGATTTCCAACCAGTCGTAATTTGACCATTGTTGTCTTTCATCCGTTCAAGCACACCTCTGGGATCAGCGAAATAATCTGTTCCCAAACTACGTGCCAGTCCAATTTGAACAGCCTCTTTGATTCTAAGTTCTACTTCACCATACTTGCCAGTCTCAAGTAAATCTGTACTATCGATAATAGCCTTCTCAATAGCCTTGTGACGGCAAAATGTCTCAAACTCATCCACAAACCATTCTTCGTGCTGGGTTATGTTTTCCAACTTCTCAATGTCTTGCCCTGTTTCTGCCTTAATAATTGCAGGATCTGGTAGTGTAGAATAGTCTTCACTATAATCAATAAGTTGTTTGACCACAGGACGGACACTGCGGTCGAAATATTCAGGCTTGATAATCCCTCTGATCCTAGTATATAGTTCAGGATTAGTCACCATGAATTGAATGAATAGTTTTTGTAAGTCTGGGCTATAATTTTTTACTTCTGACATTTGTATAGTATATCATTTCTATGTGTAAAGGTCAACACTTTTAGTCAAACAGTGCTGGATTTAAATTGTTTTCTTCTTTCTTACGTAATCTGTCTCTCTTCCATCCGTCGCGCTGCTTTTCTCGTTTTGCAAGTTCTTCTGCAGATGGTGAGATAGGCTCTGGATCAGTGACTACTTCAACTTCGTCCAATGTTGGCAAGAAAGCATCATACGCATTCTTATTCATTTCAAATCCAACAAATTTTCTACCATATCGTAATGCAGTTCTGGGCGTAGTAAAGCCACCACAAAATGGATCCATTACTACATCACCACGATTACTACTATACAATATAAACTTTTCAATCCAATCTTCATTTAGTTGATTCTTGTTTTTAATTTGACCGGGCTTATGACTGCGCGGCATTGTTTGAACAGTCAGACGATCATGATAACTATCTTTGCTATCTGTATAATAGACATTAGTATTAAATGTGCGCTTTTGCTTGCTTGTTTCTGGCTTTGACCAAAACAAAACATGATAGTGACTACTTACAAATTTGTTTTTTGTTGATACACCAAAACTATATTGTGCAATAATATGATTAATTTCTTTTAAGTCAGTTGAATGCAATG